TTCCGATCTGTGACTATTGATAAAGATGAAATTATTTATAACATAACTTTTTATAATCAGGTAGGAGATTTAGCGGCGAATATAGGAGATAAGTTTTTACTTGATTTAGATTTAACCAATTTATCACACCCTTATTCCTCCGATGTTATATTAGAAAGTAATATTGATTATAATTTATTTCCAATAACAGGAAACACAAACTACTCTTACCAAAATGGTAAAACTATGTGGGGTCTTTATAACATTGGTTATTCTTACATATCAGGTAATAGTGTTGATACAAATGTTAGTGCCTTGGTTCAGTTTTCACCTTTTTCAGCAGGAACATATACACCTGTGAGGGGTAATTTTGATTTTCCATTAACACCTGTAAATGATTATTATTATAAACCAACATTACAGATTAAAGAATTATACACTCAAATATGTAATGAGGCGGGGTATAAAATAAGTAGTGAATTTTTTGATACGAATTACTTTGAGAGATTTTATATGCCATTAAAGTTTTTGGACGAAACGATTTATGCCAGAAACGCTGTTCCATTATGTTTTAGTTATAATGTTCCAATAACAAACCTATACGATGATACAATAGAAGAATACCTTGACCCTTCTTTTGACCAAACTTGTAATAACTTAAACCTTTCAGCAACAACAACTTATTTTACTATACCATTAGAATATACTGGTCTTTATACAATCAAGTTCGTTTATCAAATTGACCCATCGCCAGTCACACAAATAACTTTTTTTAATAGTATTTGTCCTACCACTTGTGATTATTATTACACAGATGAATTAGGTAATTACCAATCAGGAAATATTACTTGTCCCCCATCACCAGTAGTTGTTGATGGTATAAATCCTTATGGAACTTGTAATTTTAGTTATGCGTATTTTCCTACAGCCAGTTTATTCTTTACTGATGGAACAACAGATGTTCAACTCCGTAATGATGTAAATATGTTGGGGCAACCATTATTAGTTTCTTTTGAGAGACAATTTAACGTCACAGGAACATCAAGTAATTTAGGGTTTTATTTTAAGGGAGTAGATGTTGATATAGTAGATTTCAAGTTGGAGATTACCGTATCACCAAGATTTTTAATTTCAGGTTCAACAATAAATTATGGTGAGGAATTTCCACAAAATGACTACAAACAAATTGATTTCATAAGTAGTGTAAATAGATACTTCAACCTTGTTATGGTCGCTGACCCTGATTACCCAAAACAACTTATAGTAGAACCTATTATAGATTATATTGGTAAAGGTGAAGTATTAGATTGGACAACTAAAATTGATAGGTCGCAACCAATAAACATTCAGCCTACAACAAGTTTAATAAATGGAACATTAGATTTTAATTTCCAATTAGACCAAGATTACGCAAACCAAAACTTTAAGTCAGCAGCGAACCAAGTATTTGGAACTGATAAATTCAAGTTGGGTGTTGATTATAAAGATGCCACAACAAGTTTTAATACTATGTTTTCAAGTCCAATTGATATTACTATCAATTCATCTTACGAAAATATGCTTACCCTACCTTCGTTTTCCAAAATAACCACAAAGGATAATAATGGTGTTGTCCAACAAAACTTTTTACCTTTTAGAATATTACCAAGATTGATATTTAGAGGACCTGTTTTACCTAATGATAATTATGGTTTTGTTGGAACCAGTGGGTCAAGTCCTTATCAAAATTATTATATGAGGAGTTTTGGATTTACAAATGTAATGGATAGGTTCCAAGTGAATAATAGATTTGATACTTACCCTTTTAACTATAATGGATTTAGTCATTATTGTAATTTTAGGGGTGAAGATGTCACAACAATACAACCACCAGAATATCAATTTGTCGCTGATGATTTATATGATGTTTATTATAAAGATTATATTGATGATTTAACAAGTGCGGAAAGTAAAATAATGTCAGCAAAGATTTATTTATATCCAAATGAAATAAAACAATTGAGGTTTAATGAAAAAATTTTGATTGATAATAACTATTTCCGTATAAATAAAATATCCAACTTTAATATGTTGGAGCCGAGTATATGTGATATTGAATTGATAAAACTAACTAAGGAATATGAGGGTCATAGAATACTTTATTATGATTTATTACCTTGTGATAGTGGAACAACATTATATTCCAATAGTGATATAAATTATAATTTATATGCCTATGCTGATAGGTATGTTAAATTATTTAATGATGATTTGGATTACCTCGGTTGTTATCAGGTAAAAATCGGGTCATATAATCCATTAAATGATTATCAACATTATTATATCTCATCAGGTTATACGGATAATTTAGTTGAGGTATTTATTGATTGTGGTTGTGAAGGAAGGACAGCATTTATTGTGGTTCAAGAAACACCAGAGCCATCACCAACACCATCTAACACACCTGGTTTATCACCAACACCTACCCCTACTCCTTTCGCTTCGCCTACACCTACAGCAAATGTGACTCCAACTATTACACCTACAAACACATCTACACCAACCCCTTCTGTGACTATTGGTTTAACCCCTACAGCAACCGAAACACCACCACCTACACCTACTCCGAGTGAAACACCACCACCTGCTTATAATTGCACTGAATGGAGAAATAGAAGTTTTGAGGTTTGGTATGGTCAATATCAAGATTGTTGCGGTGAGTTCCAATATGATACTTTTGTTCAGGAAGATGAAACCATTTGCGCTGTTGATGGAACAATATTAAGATTTTATGGACCGCCATTAGTCCAAGGACCAATATGTGCTTGTTAAAAAATTATATTTATAGTTATGAGTAATTGTATAGAATATCAAAACACCAGTGAATTTGGTGGAAGCGTTTATGTTTCAGGAACAACTTGTGAAGGAATTGTCGGCGCCTTTACATTAAATTTTGGTGATGATATTTGTATGAGAGATGACGAGCCTATTATTACTTGCGAGAACCCAACAATTATGGGTCCTTGTTTTGATAATCCTACACCTACCCCTACGCAAACCCCAACCACTACACAAACACCTACTAATACACAAACGCCTACTAATACCGCAACGCCAACACCAACTATCACCCCAACTTGTAATCAACAGATAATAAATCTAATGGGTTCTCAATCTAACGAAACTCAAAATGCGATGAAATATTCTTATGATGGTGTAAATTGGTCAAATACAACAGGAGTGTTTGCGTTGTCGGGAACAGCGGGTTCTAATTCAATAATCAATGATGGAAATAAGTTTGTTTCTGTTGGTAGTAATATTCTTTCAGCAACAAAACCTTTTTTAACTTATTCTTTTGATGGTGTATTTTGGTATTCATCAAATACATTAAATACAATAGGAGCATTATTTATAAATGATATAAAATGGAATGGTTCGTATTATTTAGCATCTGGATTAGTTTCGGGAACAACTCCATCTGTAAGAGGAGAGGTTTGGAAATCTTTTGATTTACTAACTTGGACAGCATCAAATAATTTATCATCAATAAATAATAGTAGAGCAAATAGTTTAGTTTGGAATGGTTCAAGTTGGTTATTAGGTGGTGTATCAAGTGCAGGAACTCCTACCAATACAACAATACTAACATCAACAGATGGATTAACTTGGTCAGCAATTACATCAAATAGTGGTATTTTTAGTATTGTGACTATTGGTTGGAATGGTTCAATCTATGTTGGAACTGCTGGAAATTCATTTACATCATATTCTTACGATGGTCTTAATTGGGCTTTAGGCAACTCCCCAAGAAATACTAACGAATTCGCTTGGAATGGAACTATATGGGTTGCTGGAAGTGCAAGAGGTGGAGGAGGTCAGACGAATCAACCTATTCTTTATTCTTATGATGGAATAAATTGGAGTAATAGTGGAGTTACTGGTTTTGTGAGTGGAACAACACCAACATCAGTTAATACTGTGACTTATAACTCACCATTAGGTTTGTTTATGGCGTATGCTTTTGATAATGTTTCTTTACTGTATAAACCTTATTATTCTGCAGACGGAATAAATTGGAGTCAAGGGGTGGGAGATTTCGGTTCTACCAATGTTGGAAGTTCATATTCTTTTCCAAATTATAATTCAATACCTAATATTTGTATATGTGGTCAATGTCCCACACCTACTCAAACCCCTACTCAAACTAAAACACCTACCGCAACAAATACATCAACACCTACCGCAACAAATACATCAACACCAACTAATACTCAAACAATAACACCTTCACCTTCACCTTCACCTACTCCTTGCGTTTGTGAAAGTTATACTTTATTAGGAACCAGTTTCGGTGGGACTTTTTCGTGGATTGATTGTGATGGAAATCCACAAAGTCAGTTTTTAGGTTCTACTATTACACAGAATATATGTGCTTGTATAGGTTCAGTGAATTTAATTTCAGGGTCTGGAACAATTACAGATAATGGATTATGTGGCATCACACCGACGCCAACCGCTACACCCACAAATACCCCAAGTATTACTGCTTCACAAACAGAAACTCCTACGCAAACACCAACAAATACTAATACCGCAACCCCAAGTAATACACAAACACAAACTAATACACCTACTAATACATCAACACAAACCCCTACGCAAACACCAACTATGACTGGATTTACTATCCCTTGTGTCTGTGTTGAAATAACAGCAACCAATACTGACCCCGAAGGACCAGCAGGTTCAATAACATACAATAATTGTTTTGGAACATTGGTGGGTGAGATATTTTTAACAACGGGAACAAGATACAGGTGTATAGATTATACTGGCGGAGTATTACAAATATTTAGTTCAACAAATGTGACTTATAGTATTGCTTCTGGTTATAGTTGCTCTGGTGGAACTTGTCCTACTGATATTGTTATTCCTTTAACACCAACACCGACTCCTACTAATACTTTAACACCAACCCCTTCAACAACTATTGGTGCATCTCCAACACAAACAGAAACTCCTACGCAAACACCGACCCCTACTAATACAGAAACACCTACACAAACTAACACACCAACTACAACTTTAACAGCAACACCCACACCAAGTATAACCGCATCACAAACCCCAACCACAACAACAACTTTAACAGCAACACCCACACCAAGTATTACACCACCACTTGAAACTTGTGCCTTCCTCACGGTAAGAACTGACTCAAGTTTAGATGTTCCAATTACAGGTGTTGAGGTAAATAGTGTCCCTGTGACTTATTTATCGGGTGAAACATTCACAATTATACCAACTGACCCACCAGGTTATTTTAATACAACACAAACAGGGACATCTGTGACTGTGGTAGTAAATTATGGAAGTAATATTGCGGGACAACGAATAGAGCTTACAGATTGTGATGTTGTAGTTCATTGTTGCGACTTAAACCCTGGTGGTGGAACTTGCACCTTTACAGGAGTTGATTTGAGTTGTAATTGTAATTGGGAAATACAAGCATACGATGGAACTTGTTAAAATTAAATTATGGAATTCAAGATATATTATGAGGGTGTGGAAATAGTTTTACCTCTCGTTCAAGAAAAGAAAAAAATAAATGAAATGTTGAATGACCTTCAACCAAAGTTTTCGCAACTTACAGATAATGTTAGATTGATGAAAGTTTTTAATTTAGGTATTAAATATGGCGAATAAAAAAATCACCTTTGAGTTAGACATTAACGGAAAACCTATTGATGTTGTTATAGATAAGACGCTTAATCTAAAACAAGCCGCAAGGGAACTTACCAAAGAATTAAATAAAACAAAGGAAGGAACAAAAGAGTTTGAGTTATTATCATCATCATTAGCTGATGTAAATGATAAGATTTCAACAACGAATGCTAAGTCAAGAGATTTATTCTCATCTTTTTCTTTAATACCAGGACCTATTGGTGAAATTGCTGGAAAGTTAAATGGTGCTATTGGTTTAATGAAAACATTTAGTTCCTTTTCATTCGGAGACCTGAAATTTCAGTTCAAGGAAACAATAAACGACATCAAAGATATTGGTGTAAATATTGGAAGGGCAACAGGTTTAACTAAACTATGGCAGACCACAGTAGGTGCTCTAACAAATTTATTCAAACTATTACCGATAAGTATGAACGCAGCAACTATTGCTGCGAAAAGTCTTGCGGCTGCGATTGCGGCAACAGGTGTTGGTTTATTGGTTGTTGGTATATCTACCTTGATTGGTAAAATAATGGAATGGACGAGTTCCACAAATAAAGCAGAAGCGGCACAAAAAAGATTGGCTGACTCAATAGCGTTAGTTTCCACTCGTTTAGACCAACAAAGAGAAGCATTAGCAGACCAAACTGACTTAAATGTTTTACAAGCGAAGGCTGCGGGAAAAAGTGAAGCAGAGTTATTAAGGATTCGTAAAGAAGGAATAACAAAACAAATTGAGTTAGATAAACTTGCTGTATCAAGTAAAGGAGAATTTGCGAAAGAGGAACTTAAAATCGCATTAGATAGTAAAACAACGGAAGTTGAAAAACAAAAACTATACGATGAGTTATTAAAGAAAAGAAACGAAGCCAGTGATAGAATTTATAAGAATAACATTCAATTACAAAAACTTGACCTTGAAGCAACGATTGCGAATAATGATAAATTAAAAGGTCAGGGTGAAAAATCCTTAGCAACAGCAACAAAACTTGCGGAGGATATTCTCAATCAAAAAAAGGAAGCGATAAATCAATTCAAGGATGCGTTAGAACAACAAATACAAAATGAAGTAGATGCTGAAAATACATCAGCGGCGAAATTAAAACCTTTAATTGATAGGAGAATAAAGGCGGAGAACGAGGAATTAGATAAAGCCAAAAAAATACTTGACCAACAATTAAAAGATAAAATAATAACACAAGAACAATTTAATGTTATTAGTGAAGGTATTGAGGCTAAGAAATTAGCAATTGTAGTAAAATATAAAAATCTTGTTGATAAAGCATTAGAGGAAGATAATAAAAAAGTTGAAGATAAGAAAAAGGAACGAGAGGAGGAGATAAAAGATGTTGAGGATTTCAATAGAAGAATTGCTGAAATTCGTATAACAGCAATAAAAGATGATACAGCAAGAAATAAAGAGGAAAGAACCAACAAGTATAATAACGAATTGACTGAACTTGAAAAAGATAAAAACTTTATTTTATTAAGTGAAACAGAAAAAAATGAGGTTAGAAAAAATCTTAAAATAGCATTTAATAATGATTTACAAGCAATAGATGATAAGGCTAAGGAAACCGCTAAGGAAAAAGAACAAAAAGGTTTTGATGATAGATTAAGATTACTTGAATTACAATCACAAGGTTTATACGCAGGAACTCAAGCGTATTTTGATAATAGACAAACATTATTGGATACTGCTATGGCGAAAGAATTAGCGGCAGTTGAAAAGGGTGGTGCTGATGAATTAGCGATTAAATCAAAGTATGCGAAATTACAAAAACAATTAGACGATGAAAAAATTGCGGCAACAGGAAAAGTAATATCCGCAACTTTGGATTCATTCGCAGCAGTTGGTAATGCTCTTGCCAGTTCTTATGATGAGGAAGCAAAGACAAGTGAAGATGCGTTTAATAAAAGAAAAAAATTACAAAAAGCCACGGCGTTAATGTCCGCAGCATCGGGATTGGTTCAAATACTTACACAACCATCTACATTACCATCTCCTTTTGATTGGATTGTTAAAGGAATAAATGCTGTCGCTCTTGGTATTGCTACGGCAACCAATATTAAAAAGATAGAACAGACACAATTTTCGGCTCCAACAGGTGGTGGCGGTGGTAATACCTCAACTGCTCCACAACCGATAAATGTGGTTGCCTCAAGAGCAAGTGGGGGTATTGTAATGGGTCAGGGCACAAGCACAAGTGATTCCATAACAACAAGATTATCAAATGGAGAATTTGTTGTGAATGCCAAGGCTACACAAGCGTTCCTTCCTTTACTAAATTCAATGAACGATGCGGGATTACAACCACAATTCTCAATGGGTCAAATGAATAGTGGGTCTAATTCCAATTTTGATATGTCGCAAAGTTTAACAAACGCAATTGCCAGTTCAATTAGTGAAAGACCTATACGAACTTATGTGGTTGGAACTGATATGTCTAATCAACAACAAATGGATAGAATAATTAAATCCCGTTCTTTGGTATAGAAAGTGGGAAATTATAAAAGTTTTTATATTTAACAATAATGAATCACACTAAGATTGTAGAATTATTTATCAACGATGAGTTTGATGAAAGTGGAATAGAAGCAATTTCTTTGGTTTCAAGACCAGCACACGATGAAACTTGGATGGCGTTTAATAAAAATAATGAAACTATTATTACCGATAAGTTTGATGATGAGGAAAAATTAAATCCTTATATTATAGTTGAGGATGACTTTTGTAATATCAATAAAGAAATATTTGAGTTAGGAGAACCCTATGAAAAACTTATAAATGAAGGTTATGACATTGTGAGGGTGGAAAAGATTACCCCACAAGTAGTTCATAAAATGAATCAAGAGAAATTTACACAGAGTAATCCTAACGCAGAGTCAGTATTAGATAAAAACCAGCCTTATCTTGTTAGATACAAATATATTGGAATTAGAGATGATAAAAACAGAACTTTTTGTCGTCAAATGCTCCAAGCAGGTAAAGTTTATACTATTGAGGATATTGATAGATTGACGGATAGTGTTGCCAACGAACAATTTGGTTTTTATTCCATTTTTATGTATCGTGGTTCTTATAATTGTCGTCATCAGTGGGTTAGATTATTATACAAAAAAGGAACTGAAATAAGAAATAGGGATACATCTGTTAAAGGTCTTGTTGATGTTCAAGGATTAGGTCCTAATTTACAACCAAATACCGTGCCAGATAATCAAAGAGACAAGGTAGAACCAAGAGTTGGTAGTAGTTTCAGCAAACAAAAAAATTATTACTTTGACGATGAAAAAAGAATTATTGTTGGTGCCGCTATGGTTCCAAATAGAATGATTCATCGTTATGATGAACTCGGTAATTTATACTATGTGTTTTTCAGTAAAGTCAGTATTAAAAAGATGGCTGATAGATTCCTTAAACAAAAGCGCACCGACCAAACAAGTATAGAGCACGACGGAATTAAATTAGGTAGTGATAAAGTTTATATTACTGAAAGTTGGGTGAGTGAAGACCCAATTAAAGATAAATCATCGGCGTATGGTTTTAATCTACCTGCAGGAACTTGGTTTGTTAGTATGTATGTGGCAGACCCTGAGGTGTGGGATATGATTAAAAAGAAAGCCTTGACAGGTTTTTCTGTGGAGGGATTATTCGCAGAAAAAAGTGTTTTCTCGCAAGAGTCAAAACAAATAAACCAAATAAAAGAAATACTAAAATCAATTAACGATGAATAGTAAAAAAGCGGTGGATAGAATAATGAAAGTTTTAGGACTAACTCAACAATCTTTTTACGAGGCAAAGACCGAACAAGGTATGTCTGTAAAAATGGAGGGTGAGTTGGAAATAGGACAACCACTTTATGTATCCACAGAAGAAGGTATGATTCCTGCACCCGCGGGAGTTCATAAAATGGACGATGGGACAGAAATTGAAGTTGATGAAATGGGTAAAGTATCTAAAATCAAAATGGGTCAAACAGAAGACGCAAAAATTGAGGAAGAGAAAGAAGCTAAGGACATCAAGGACGAGGATATGTCTAAAATCGTAGAACAATTTGGGGATGTGAAATTAAAAGATGGTTCAATTTTAAGAATTGGAGCATTAGAACCTCAATTTGGAACTCGTGTGTTAAAAGTTATGTATGATGGCACTTATTCTGCCCTTGTTGATGGTGAATATGAAACCAGTGATGGTAAAATATTATCCATTAATGGTGGGTCAATTAAAGGTGTTCAATCAAAATCAGACTACGACAAAAGAGGGACTGGTATGGACGATGAGAAAAAAATACCAGTTGAAAAAATTGGTAAAGCAATTGCTGATGTATTTACGGAGGCTAAAACAATTGATGGTGTTAAATTGGATAGTCCTACATTTGATGTGGGTGAAACAATTGATGTCGTTAAAGAAGATGGCACAAAGGAAAAAGCACCTGATGGAGAACACGAAATTATCTTAAAAGATAGTGAAGGTAATGATGTTAAAATCAAAGTTGAGGTTGCTGATGGTAAAATAACTGAAAGAGAAAATATTGAAGAATCACCTTCTAAGGAAGATGAAATGGCAGAAATTGCTAACATTTTTTCATTAGCACTTAAAAAGTTTGAGACCAAAATTGACGCAATCGCATCTAAACAAACTGAACTTGAAACAAAGTTTGGCAAGTTTTCCAAAGAACCTGCGGGTTCAAGAGTTTATACTCAAAAAACAATAAACGAAATAGAAAATCCTATAATGTCTAAATACGATGGTTTTAGAAAATTAAGGGAAATGATTAAAAACTAAAAAAAAGTTAAAAAAATGAAAAAGAATAATTTATCAAAATTAAATTTCAATTATGACTTGGCTGGATTAGCGAATTACACTGACCAATTATCTGCTGATATTATCAGTGAAGCAGTCCTTACACCGATTACAATGAAATATGTAAATGTGGTGCCAGGAATTAAGGGGACACAAAATGTGAATTTATTGAGTGAAACATTAGTTGTCCAAACAGGAACAACTTGTGGTTGGTCTTCATCAGGAGACACTACTTTCACAGTAGCACCTATCACAGTTCAAGCACTAAAAACAAACACAAGTCTTTGCTTACAGGAATTAAATTCTCTGTGGTTGGGACAATATCTTTCAAGTGGAAGTTATAATGAGAACGCTCCGTTTGAACAAGCAATTATTGACTTGCAGACTAAACAAATTAAAAGATACAATGAAGATTTATTGTGGAACGCTACATCTGGTTCATCTCAGTTTTCAGGTTTCATAGAAATATTCCAATCTCCTAACTTTGTTTCTAATGGTGGTGTTGAATTAACAGGTCAAACAGCATTATGTTCTGTGACTGGTTCTACAACACAAGAAAAAGCAAACAATATTCTTGCACAAGTTGATAATCTTATCAATTCATTAAACAGAAACGTTTATGATAGAGATGATATTATCGTGTATATGTCTCAAAGTCAATTTAAGTGTTATATGGTTGCGTTGAGAAATGTAAATAACTTCCATTTTACAGAACCTACATTAGGTTCGGTTTATGAAGTGTTCCATCCTCAGTCAAACTATAAAGTTGTAGGTTGTCCTGGATTAAACGGAAGTAATTTAATTGTTATTGGTCCAATGCAGTATATGCTTGTTGGAACTGACTTAACTTCTGATGAAGATAGTTATAGAGCTTGGTGGTCTCAAGACTTCCAAGAGG